TCGGCGACAGCGGATCCGGATAGCAGCCAAGGTGCAGCACCTGATCTGCCTTCAACAGATTTCCACCAAGTCGATACTGGACGCCCTCCTCCGTGAGTTCGACCGTCGATGTTCCGCTCGGAAGTGGCTGCAATTCGGCAACTGTGCCGGATGAATCACGGCGAATGAGTGCCAAACCGTTACCAGAATCAAGCGCACACGTGGTCATGTAGCGCCGAAACTCGTAGCCCGACTGCCAGCGCGAGGCTTCCCGCGTCATCAACTGAGTGATCGGCGAGTCGACTACTTGGCCCTGCGAGTCAATTACGGAGAACGGAAGCCGCGCCAAGTCCGTGCTGATGAGGTTCATGGCACGAACGACAGCGGGTAAATGCTGTGGCGCTGGCGTTGCCAGTGGTTCCGGGCGTGCGTAGACAACCACGCCGCTTTTGAACCCGAAGAATCGTGCGAAGATGCTCACTGCAACGCATGGGACAAATGTGCCCCGCGTTGTCAAGCGATTATTTCAGACTTGCCACCTTAACCAATCGGGCAAGCGCTGGTGCTGAGTCCGGTCGACTCGCGCACCTGGTGATGTTCCATCAGAAGCGCTGCCATGTTGCCGGAGACGATCACGTCCATGTTGCCGGCGCTGCGTCCCTTCACTGGTCGCGTGTTGCCGACGTTGTCGCGAATCAGGCGCACGTTGTTGAGTCCCGACGCGAGTACCGGATCGATTTGGTAGCAAAGTTGCTTGGACTTCAGTAGATCGCCCCACAGTTTCCACGCTGGAGCCATCGTTCGGATGCTCTGATCGACCGGAATGATGGGCCAGCCGCGATCCTGCCATCGCTTTATGTCTCGCGCTTGCGCTGGATGCGGGTCTACGCCGATCTTTCGGACGTCGTAAAGCGTCATCAAGTGCTCAATTTCAGCCTCGACAATGCTCATATCCTGCCATTCGCCTGGCATTCGGCGCAGATGTCCTGCCTCAATCCACACCTGTAGCGGGTTCTTGCAGCGCTTTTCATCAAGCGCAATGTCTGTGCCCGCCCACCAGCACACGTTCCGCGCACGAATGATGCCGCCATCGACCACCATAATGGTGAGCGCCGTCAAATCGAGTTGACTGCCGTAGCCACCGCGGCTCAGGTCAAGGCCGATGACAGCCGGCGCGCCGCGCAAACGATCCCAGTCGCAGTCCACCATCTGCCGCTCCAGTACCGCGAGATCGATGTCCGTCGTTGCAATCTCGTGGTATCTGCACGCTAGCTGCGTCTCAAACTCGGCTATTTGAACCGGATCTCCGGTGTTTAGCATCGTCTGCGCGGCCAATTGCAACTGCGTCGGGTCGACAATGACGCCCAAACCTGGGTGCGCCTTCGCCCAAACAGCAGGATCGGAGGCCTGATCGTCGGCATCTAAGCCGTAAATCATGGGCCACCAGCCCGCCGGATACGGCGTTCCGTCAGTGATTGCGGCCTCGCAAGCCTGCCAGTAGCCCCAAATCGGGCGCGTCTTCTGCTCCGGATCGGGCGTTGTGATCGCCAACAGTTGCGAGGTGGCAAACTTGGCAAGCCCGGTCAGCAAGCGCCCAAACGCTTTGTCCATGCGCGCTGTCTCGTCCGCGACGATCAAGCGCGTAGTCAATCCGTCAAGCGCACGGTCGGTGCACGGCAAGGATATGTACCTATTGCCACCGTGGCGCACTCTGCCGGGATGCGCGGGCGTAGACCCACCCGAGGACGTCCACCCTTTCTCGTCTTTGTCTGAGTCATCTAGCGCCAGTGTGCGGCACATGGTCTGCATTCGCTCGAAAGTCTTCTGTGCCAAGCGCCCATCCGGCGCCACGCTTGAGAACTCCAGGCTAGTGCTGGTGTCGCGCATCGCTGCCATGATCATCGACGCCGCGAACTCCGTCTTCCCGTTGCCGCGGGCCACCACCAGCAGCAGCGCCTTGGTGGCGGGCGTGTCGGTCTTCACCTTGGCAATCACCCGCCGCCGCGCAAGCAAGATCATTGCCACCATGCACTGCCACGGCATCCACTCCAGTGGTTTGCCAGCGTCCTCTTCCACGCCCTGGCCACACTTGCGGGCGAACGCTCGGGCGTCCTCGGCGCGTGGTTCATCCCACCACACCTGGTGCGCCGCCGGCGCTTTGCGCTCGGCTAAGTAGCGCTTGCACGAGTCGACGATTCGCAGATTTGCGACGGCGCTGCCGCTGGCAATCGATTCGGCGTAGGCGTCGGCTAGGTCGGCGCATAACGGCGGTCGTTTCAGGTGTTTACGTCTTGCGTCTGTCTTCGTGGATCCACACCGCGGTGCCTTAGCGGGTATAGGCCCCTCGGCCCTATGACGGGGGCTGGTCAAATTTCGCTCGTTGTCTTAATAACGTGACATGACTGACATAACGATTGGAGATTTCGCCATTCATTCGTGCCGCCGCGATGCAATGGGATGATGTGATCTGTCTGAAGGTCAGCCACTCCACCACATTTAGCACAGCACATATGCACAGCCTTATGTGCTTTGGCTATGCGTGTCCATGTACCACCGCGTGAGCGAATGGTATTGATCATGCTGATGGGCTTACCTATGCCACCTTCGTATCGCCATCGCCTAGCCATGTGCGTACCTCTTCCATGAGTCGCGTATCTACCTCTTCCCTCCACGCTAATAGCCATTCCTCATCGTCTTGCCTGGCAAGCACAATGGGTAACCACCCTACACGTGCATCAGTACGTGCTTGCAACATCGCATCTTCAAGGCCAGCGCAACGTGGTGCAACATTGGGCAGACATACGCCATCGTCCATGACCGTACGCAATTTGCTCAAACGGCAAATCAAGAGGCTTCCGCTGACAATCAAATTGTCATTTGCAAGACGCCCATACACGTACGAATAGCCTGTCTTTCGGCGCTTTACCTCGACATGGATCTTCCAACTGCACTGTGCCTCAATGTCGGCTTTGCCCTTGCCATAGCGCTGGGCAGTACGTTCCCACTTGAATGGAAACAACTTCTCCAGCGCACGGCAAGCGTCCAACTCACCGTTCTTGCCCTTCATGCGTGAGTTAGTCATGCTCCATCATCTTCCGCTTGGTCGACTTCTTTGTCCGTGACACAACGTGGCGTAATGGGGCCATATTCCTCGATAGTGTCACGCTGGTGGCGTGTGTCTTCGGTTGTCCCATTCTGCCCAGTGGATTTCACAGAACGTGGTGTTGTGTAAATCGACTCCATGCGGGCGATCTTCATGCGTAGGGCTTGGATCACAAGCACTTGCTGGAGGATCTGATCTTCGAGGCGTTCTGGCTGTGTCATGCGACTCCCTGCAATCGATGTAGGACAACCTTGGCAACGTCACGTGCGCCTCCCAGGTTCTCGGTGTGGAACTTCAGTGTGCTGTATGCGTCATTGCCGCTGCGGGCCCAGTGCTCCAAGAGCAGACGCCAGGCTCCGACTGCGTCACGGTCGCTGAGACCGTACGAGATCAGCACCCGCCGGCAGACCGAGCAATGGCTCTTGATGTCCGCTCTTGGGTCACGTTGCTTGATCCGGTTTGCTATGTCATCTTGAACCTCCCACCCGCTCACGGCGGTAGCCGTTTGCTGGTTAGGTGGACTAGTTAATTTGGCTAGATAGGATCCCGACGCTAATTTGACGTCGCTAGAAACGTCAATTTGACTCTTCTTCGACGTCAGATTGACGTTTCGTGAAACGTCAGATTGAGGTATCTCTTGCCCTGTCAAGTTGACGCGGTACGAAAGCGCCTTGCCCTTGGTAGTCGTTGTCAAGACGCCACTTGCGCGTAGTCCGTCAACTGTGCGCTGGCAAGTCGATTTGCTGATGCCGCACTTCGCTGCAAGCACTGCCTGGCGAGGGTACGCCAGGCGTCCGTAGTCAAGAATCGCCAACAGCACCAACTTTTGGGTGCCGTCGAGCGCTCCGCAGCGCCACACTTCCGATGGTTGGGGACGGGTCAAAACGGCACCTCTTCCTCGACCACCACTTGAATGTCCGTGATAATCACGCCGTCTTGCCAAGGCTTCAGGTGGAGAATGACCAACTTGCCGATGATGTCCGCATCAACCGCCGAGAACGAGGTA